ATACCTTTCTTTGCAACAAAGAATTGACCATCGCTTGGATCGACACCAGCAAAAACTGCAGGTGCTCCGTCCCATTTGACAGTTACGTCGTAGTTCTTACTACTATTACCTGCTAACATATCTCTCATCGCTCTTAAAGCAAAGATTGCTTCTCGCGCTCCCTTTACACCACCATATATAACACGATCTTCGATGTGGGTCATGTGGGTGTTTTTTCCAGAGGTTGCCTCTGAAAGATATGTCTTAAATGATTCCATTATGGTGCTAACTTAATCTTAACGTCTTTTGGTTTAACCTTTAAATTTTTCTTTAAGAAAGTTGTCAATTGTTTAACAGCGCTTTTATATGTAGACTGCGCCTTTGAAATAAATGTGTCTTTCTGTAGTGCGCTGATTCCTCCAGAGTCGAGAGCTGCAACATAATCAAATGCCCAATTTCCCTTTCCTTTAGGAACTCCCTTATGAGAAAACTGCCATGGATTTGTATCAATTGCATATGCTTCATCGAGCTCTGATTCCTCTTCTAATGAAGCCATTAGTTTGGCAATCTTACCAAGTATGTCCTTATCTTTCTTAGAAATGTTTTTCATCTTACGCTCTTTTTCAATTTCTTTTCGAGTTCTAGCGTAATTAAGTGTTGACTCTACAATATCTCCAACACCTGATGAAGTTTTCCATACACGACCACCATTTTTTTCGCAATGGGCAAGCATCTTCTCTTTTGTTCCTGTAGCCACGACCTTTCTTTCTTTTACAACTGCGTAATGAACTGGCTTATCTGTGCCGATAGCATCTTCTCCAACTTTAATAGTCTTTTGTTCGCTCATTGTGCTTTCAATGTAAAAGTCTTTCTTATTGTAAAGTTTCTTATCTTTTCGGTAATGCACTACTGTGTTAACCTTTGTACCATCGTCGAGCGTAAGAACATTGAACTTCTTATCGTGTTTAACAACCTTGCTCTTTCGAGTAAAGCTTGTTGTTCCTCCACCTGAGGTGTCTTTAGTGGCGTACACCGCTGTCTTGCCAATGTATTTAATTGCTTCGTTAAATTCTTTAAATGTTTTCATAATAGTGTGTATATTTATATTAATAAATCTTAATAAAAAATCCGTTCTCCTCGCCGATTTTCTTTGCTCCATTAATCATCTTATTCATGATAGTAGAAATATTCTTATCGTTAGTAACAAAGAAATGCATTAGCTTTAGACCTTGTATCTTCATACAAAGATTAGCTGCAATATTCGAGTTACTCTGTGCGCTTGTGACTAAGTCATTAAACGCAGCTTTCGTTAATTTGTTTCCGTCTTGAACCTTTGTGTGGGAAGATACCTTTTTATACATGGCATAAACTTCATCAATTCGTTTTTTGTCAAATGCAGAGAATAGTTTTGGGCTTCTTCCAAAATAATTAATACTTTTAATACGCTCATCACCAAACTCTTCCATTACGCGATCAAGGACATCAACAGGAATCTTACCTAAACGACCACCAGAAGGTGTGCCATCAGAGGTGATTTCAGTCTGAGCTGTCGTATATTTATGAGGAAATCCTCTGACTTGTAGGCTAATTTGCTTTGTTGTGTCAGTGTTCTTAAATGTAAATAAGCCAATTTCTTTACCTTCAGCGCTTATATTACAATTAAATTTTGCAATTTGAATATTATATGCAGCTTTCTTAGCTTTACCTGGTTCATTTGTAAAATCTACAGATGGTTTATCGGTGACTAATTGCTTAAGGGATATAGGATATAGTTGCTTCTTTTTATAATAATCATACATCTTATTATTAAACATAGACGTTAGTCCGTCTTTAACTTCGTAATTGTCAATACAAAATTGTAGATCTTTAATTATCTCCGCCTTTTTGCCCTTATCAATAATAAAGATATCGGCCGGATTCCAAGAATCTTTTGCGATTTTTACCTTCTTAGTAAATGCAGTAATCGCAGCAGCAAATGCTGATTTATCCGTAGCGTCGTGCAATATTTCGAAGCGATTAAGATTTCCAGTAATTTTGACAACGGCAGGTTTAGTCGATTGAAATGTCTGGTTCCATGCCATAAATGCATCAGGATTATCAATAAATATTTTTTGTCCAGTATCTTTTGGCGTTTTAACATCTTTTATTAAAGACATGACCGTAGCAAGTTCACCTGCATCTGCAAGTTGTTTACCTAAGGCATTACGTGAACCACCTCCCATGCCAGAAAATGGGGCTTTATCAATATCGTTAAATCGAAAAAGCCTCAATCCTGTAAGAACATTTAGTATTGCCTTTTCTCTTTTGCTTGAATCATATGATGAAGTAATTCCAGCTTTCTTAAATGCAGGCGAGTCTGAATCAACTACGATCCAGTCTCTGAATCTCCTAGAGTTAATTTCTGCCTTTGTTAATAGGTCTTCAGCTGCGTTAGCATCAGTATTGTTTCGATATAGAAGTTCAATCGTGCCATAAGCATCGCGTATATCATATGGTTTCTCACCAGCTGGCTTTCCGTCAGTAAAAATACGAGTGAATCTATTATTAGGATATAGAAGCCTTTTGTATTTCGCGGGTTCGTTTTGTACCCTTTCTAGATCAGCAATCAGTTCTGTCTTTTTTATTTTGTAAGATTTGCCATCAGACATTTTTATCGTATCACCAGCATTGATCTTCGCAACAATAGCTACGATATACTTTGTTTTATCTAGATCTGCTAATTTAAATATCGCCATTTTACGTCAAGTCAGTAACTGATTTACCTTTTGCCCAAAATTTACACGACCAATAACGTGCCTTATATTTTGGGCCTGGGTCAGTATCACACTGATGACGAGCTCGAAAGCTTTTGCGTCTGGCTGGGTCGTCTCGTTTGATTTCCATATTTGGATCACCAAAACCTAGACGAATAACATTACCTTTTTCATTTTTTACATATACGTAGAACTTCTTTTTGCCGTCGTTTCCACGAAACGGTTTATTAAGAGTAACTTTTTTACCCTTATATTCGCTCTCTTCGAACAGAAGAGCATCTTTGAAGTTAAGCATCATTCCCATTGTGTGTAATATATCTATTCTATTTATAATATATTACCTTTTAATACTTAATCCATCTACACTTTTTCCAGTTACTTTGAGCGACCCATCTAAAAAATAAACCACGTTCTCTTCCATGGGCTTCAATCTCCCAAGGCTGATCGTAATAATTAACCTTATCAGAATCAACAACTTTGTCTTTCCATTTGCACAATGAAAGATGATTAGTATCTTTGAGTTCGCCTCTTGCGTATTGCTTTACATGGACCATCTCATGAGCAATAGTCTCGAGCATATCGTGCTTATCTTGTGAAGCGTCAATCCTTACAGTAAAATGACGAGGACGATATCTACTGTCTTCCCATGTACAATCACCTACGAGTTCTTCTTTCTCTCTTAGATTATTAATTAGCTTAATATCTACTTCAACTTTTGGTAATAGTCGAGGAGCCATAAGCTTAAGAGCAAATGCAGCGATATCTTCTGCCATTTCTCGTTTTACTTTAGATGAACCAGTTGCTTTAATGAACATTATATTTTGAATGCTGAGAAGTCAGCGCTTTGTGTTGGACTAGGAGAGGAAATAGGATCGCTCGATAATGTTTGAGCAGAATCTTCTACATCATACAATCGCATCTTAGATCTATCAATGCCTACACAGAATCGTTTGTTTTCTGTAGGATCATTATACCTATTCTTTAATTGTTTTACCATGAGTTGATTCATGCTTTCGAGTTGCTCGGTAGAAATAAGAGCAAGCATTAGATCTGCTGTGGCAGGAAGACCAAATGATTCTGAGGTATCTGTGATTTCAACATCAGAATTGCCAAAGCCTGTACGAGTAACTTGAGTAGCTGACCATATGGGCACATTGTATTCAACAGCAAGACCACGTATTTCTTCAGCAATTGCTTTGATGAGTGAATATGTATTGATCGATCCACCTAAACCTTTTACTCTGGAGCTTGCACAAATATTGAGGTAATCAATGTATATGACTTCAGGCATAAACTTCTTCTTCATCTTTAACTCATTGAGCAATGCACGAAAGTGACCGACATGAGCTACAGCTGTAGGATATTCCTTGATGATTAACTTACCATGTGTCTTTTGATTAGCAATATGAGCCTTGTTTATAAAGGCATCTTTACTTAGATCTGTCAGAGTAGCGATATCTACATCAAATAGATTAGCATCGATTCTTTCAGCAATCTTTTCTTCAGCCATTTCAAGAGTAATGTAAAGAACATTGCGACCTTGTGATAAGGCATCTGCAGCAAAATGACACATTGCTAAACTTTTACCTACACCTGTACCTGCAAGAATAATATTCAATGACTTTCTTGGTACACCACCTTTAGTGATCGTATTCAGAAGTTCAATGTTGAATGGGATCTTATCTTCTTTTAGATGATAGAAGTCATAACGTTCTTCAACATTCTCAAAGTAATCATGACCGACATTGGTATCGAAGGTAACCGACAAGGCCTTTGTCAATATGTCCGGGATTGCTCCTTCGGCCTTGTCGGTATTTCCATCAACAATAGAGATAGATTCCATGAGTGCAAGATAGACAGCTCTATCCTTACACCATTTTTCAGTGGACTCTATCAACCAATCCAATTCAACATCATTATCATTATTTAGTTCCCTAATTAAAGCGAGAGTATCATTTGCAATAGGACGATTAGTATATTCAGATTCTTTGAACTCGATCTCGAGGATCGCTGGAGTTGGCAACTTATTATACTTTGTTACAAACTTCAGGAATATGTCATAGACTGCTTGATGTTGTTTCTCAAAGTATTCCTTCTTAATATGTGGAAGGGCTTTTCTGAGAAAAACCTCGTTATTCGTCAATGATTTCAGTATTATCGTCTCTATCTCCTGCATTACCAATTTGTGCTGTTTGATCTTCTAGTATTTCTGCTAATATGTCACCGATATAGTTTCGGAATTCGTCACTTTCTTCAAGCTCCTGCTTTGAGTACGGAGCTGGAGCTTCTTCAATATGGTAGTTAAACTTAAGACGAGCCAAATCTTTTTCGACATCTTCTTCAATAGTAACAGCACCATAGGTATATATTACACCATTATAAGGACTTTGTACAATCTTTAATGAATAAAGTTCTGAGTCCTTCTTTTCTACATATACGAATTTATCATCCATCGATTTCATCTTCTTCTCCGAGGATAGAGCGATAAGCAACTTTATACTTCTCTTCAACTTGAGCTTTAAAGTCTGTATTGGTAAAGACATTGTCCCAGAATTCTTTCTTGAGTGTATCTTTCATACGAACATTGCCCGACAATTCTTCGCCAGTGGCAGGATTTTTTGCCATATACCAACCATTCTTTGGTTTGACAACGTGACCTGTTTCAAGGGCAACTTCTGTAAGGCCTGACCATTTTTCGATACCACCTTCCCATGTGACAGAGATAGGAATCTTTGACTTTTCTTTTACAAATCTTGATTTCTCAACATTGATAACAAAGTCATAACCAACGATCTCGGTACCAGTCTTTTCTTGACGACGACCGATGATCCATACATTGTCAGCAGAATACATGACACCTGTGCCACCACTCACGACAGCTTTAGGGAACATTCCTTGTTCCATGTATGTATGGTTGACAGCAAGAAGAGGAATATCTTTGAGTGTCAACATTGGTGTGATCATACGGAATAGACCTTTAAGAGCTTTGGCTCGAGTCATATCTGCAACTGACT